TAATTTTGCCGATGAAGTGATGGAAGAATGTGCCGCATTTCCAAATGGTGAACATGATGACTTGGCGGATTCGATGACACAGGCTATACTACGTTTTAGACAGGGTGGTTTTATTACGACCCCAAGTGATTATGAAGAAGAAGATTTGATGTACTCTCGCAGACGAAAGGAATATTACTGATGGGAATAACAATTATAAGCGGTGATGTAGAAGATCCTAAACAAGGTTCTAAAAACTTAAAATCAAAAGTAGTTTCAAGTTACAAAAAGGGAGAGCGAGATATTGATAAAAAATATGCTGATCGTGGCTCTGCGGGTAAAAAACAATCAGCAAAAGAAAAAAGAGATTTAACTAGTCAAACGGCAAAAGATCTTGATTTGATTGAATCATACGGAATAGATGCTCCCAAAGCTCGTAGTTTCCAAACCCAAAGAAAGAAAGATGGTGGTAAAGTTCGTGCAATGAAGCTTGGCGGCGCTGTAATGAATGGTCGCGGTCCAAAATTCAAAGGACAAACATAATGGCTAAAAAAGGTAGAAACGTAGCTCGTAAGACTATGAGTAGATCTGATGACTTGCTAGAAGCTGCGGGATTTTTGGCTGCGCCTGAAGCACAGAAAAAAAGAATAGAAGATGCATTAGCAGAAGCTATGACAACAGATCCTATTCCAAGGCCAAAGATGAGGCCAAAGAAAGTAATGAAGCCAAAAACAATTTTAAGGTCAAAAAAGATATCTGTGTCAGATGAGCCTGATACACCTAGACAGCTTATTGGTGATATGGCGCGAGACGCTGCGGCTAATAAATTTGCAGTTCAAAATTTTGAAGAAGGTGGAGAAGCAAAAATGGTTCCTAAAAAATATAAAGGGTTTTCTAAATTACCTGAAAAGGTACAGGAAAAAATAAGTCCTGATCTTGCTAGTAAATATGAAAAGGGCGGTAAAGTTAAAAAGATGAGAGGCGGCGGTCAGGTATGTCGTGGTGGTGGCGCTGCAATCAGTGGCACTAAGTTTTCTGGAGTTAGATAATGAGCGATGTCACTTATGACATTGATGTAGAAAAATTAAAATCTGGTGTAAATCAGGTTTTCTTTGATTGTTGTGAGTCACACAATATTGAGGTTGGGGCGGAAGATATCGAATGTGGCATCTCCCAGCCCATTGATGCAGGCGCTCCCAAAGTGTTACTGCTCCATGATGGTTGAGCGACTTTCGCTCCAACACCTAAAAGGGAAAGAAAATGGCTATTGAAAGAGATGTAGGTCCAGGCGGCGCTTTAGAGCAACAGATGCTCGAACAAGCTGAAGTGTTAGTTGGAGATGCGCTAGGTGAAAACCCTGGAGTTTTTAATTTTGATGATGGATCTGCTATTGTTGGAGAATACACAGAAATGGAAGCAACGGTTGAAGCTGCTTTTGATTCCAATCTAGCAGAATTTATGGAAGAGGGGGATCTTGGTCAAATATCAAATGATTTGATTGGTAATATTGATGATGATTTTGCATCAAGACAGGATTGGGAAGACACATACAAACGTGGCCTAGATTACTTAGGAATGCAAAATGAAGAAAGAGTTGAGCCTTTTGAGGGTTCCTCTGGCGTTGTTCATCCGCTTTTGGCTGAAAGTGTTACACAATTCCAAGCACAGGCATACCGTGAGATGTTGCCTGCCACTGGTCCTGTTAGAACGCAGGTGATTGGTGCGCAAAACGAACAGCTTACGAAGCAAGCTGAACGTGTAAAAGACTACATGAACTACATGATTACTTATGAAATGGAAGAATATGACCCAGAAATGGATCAAATGTTGTTTTATCTTCCGATTGTAGGATCAACATTCAAAAAAGTTTACTTTGATCCGCTAAAAGGCCGTGCAGTAAGCCAATTTGTGCATGCTGAAGATCTAGTTGTGCCTTATGGAGCTACAGATTTACCTACATGTCCTAGAATTACGCATGTAATTAAGATGGATTCCAACGAAATTAAAAAACTTCAGTTAGCAGGGTTCTATCGTGACGTTGATTTGCCTGACAATGGCTCAAGTGGCGAAGAAATGTCAGAAGTTAAAGAGACAATTAACGAAATACAGGGTGTTCACCCTAGTAATGCGTCTGTTGAGCTAACATTATATGAGGTTCATACCGATTTAGACCTCAAAGGCTTTGAAGATATGGGCAATGATGGTGCTCCTAGCGGTTTAAAACTGCCATATATCGTTACAATCGTGGAAGATACAGGCGAAGTTCTTTCAATTCGTAGAAATTACGAAGAAATGGACACAATGATGAAGCGCAAAGATTATTTTGTGCATTATAAGTTCCTTCCAGGGTTAGGTTTCTATGGTCTTGGCCTTACGCACATGATTGGCGGCTTGGCACAGGCTTCTACCTCTATTTTACGTCAATTAATTGATGCAGGTACGCTTTCTAACTTGCCTGCGGGATTCAAAGCGCGAGGCGCAAGGATTCGAGAGGAGGATAATCCTCTACAGCCTGGAGAATTTAGAGATATAGACGTTGCAGGCACTGATATACGTTCATCTTTGATGCCTTTGCCATTTAAAGAGCCTTCAGGCACATTGTATAACCTTTTGGGTACTCTCGTAGACGCAGGGCGGCGTTTTGCGGCTATGGCAGACATGAAAATAGCCGAAATGGGCGGTGAAACGCCTGTTGGAACAACAATGGCTATCATGGAACGTGGCACAAAAGTTATGTCTGCGATCCATAAACGCATGCATTATTCGCAAAAGATTGAGTTTAAATTACTGTCAAAAGTCTTCTCTGAAACCATTCAGATGTATCCATATATGCCATCAACAGAAGTTGGCCCTGAGATATTCGCACAAGACTTCGATGCTAAAGTTGATGTGCTTCCTGTCAGTGATCCAAATATTTTTTCAATGGCACAGCGTATTGCACTTGCACAAACACAGTTACAGTTGGTGCAGTCAAATCCACAGATTCATGGTGGGCCACAAGGATTGTATCAAGCGTATCGTAAGATGTACGAGGCTCTTGGCGTAAATAATATTGATTCAATATTACCACCGCCTCCACAGCCAATGCCGATCAATGCTGCTATGGAAAACAAGATTGCCATTACTGGCGGTATGCCCCAAGCGTTTCCACAGCAAGACCACAAAGCTCACATGGAAACACACTTGGCGATTATGGCAACGCCTGTGGTGCAAACAAACCCACAAGCTTTGGCAACCTTGCAAGGTCACATTCAAGAACACATTGGTATGTTGGCAGAACAGCAAGCACAGCAAATAGTTATGGAACAAGCAGGGCCAGAAGTTCAGCAAAATCCAGAGGCTATGCAGATGTTACAGCCTGCAATTGAACGTCAAGCGGCGATGCTGATTGCAGAACTCACTGAAGAATTTACACAAACAGTTGAGCCTGTGGGCGAGGGAACCGATCCTCTTGTTGCAATTAGGCAACAGGAATTACAATTAAAAGCAGCAGATTTAGAACGTAAATCTACAGAGTTTGATGCCAAACAAGAACTAGAGCGTGAAAAAGAAATGATGGACGCTAGTTTGGCTCAAGAAAGGCTAAACCTACAGCAAGACGCTTTAGCCGATAAAACACGAGTCGCTGAAGATCGTATTCAAACACAAAGGGATATTGCGGCTATCAACGCGCAAATGAAAGGAGTCAGACAATGACCAGTAGTGTAAGGGCTAAAATGGCTCAAGTTGAAAAAGAAAAGAAAGTAGCTAGAAGAGAGGCGATGGCTAATCCAGAAGTAGCTACAGAAATGGTTCGCGCCCGTAATGACCAAGGACATTATATAGCAGATGACCCAAGTACCCCAGAAAATGAAGCGTGGGTTGAAAAGCCCAAAAAGAAAGCGGCTCCTAAAAAGAAAGCCCCTGCCAAAAAGAAAACCGCAAAAAAAAGCTAACGGCGGTATAACAAAACGCTTTAGCAAAATAGCTAGACCTCAAAGATTTCAGGGTATTTTCTAAAACTCTGGGATAAATACTTGTATTCTCCGATGGATTGTATAATGTCCTAGTATGGAGATCTCATGGACGCACTAAATCTAGCTGATTACCTCTACAAAAAGTTACGTCAACGCCGTGATGACATACAGGTGTCTTTAGGCACAGGTAACATTGGTTCTTTTGATGACTACAGGTATGCAGTTGGGCAGATAAAAGGTTTAACGTTCATGGAAGAAGAAATCAAAACAGCAATGAAAAATATCGAGTTAGCAGATGACTAAAAAATTATATGTACCTGACCACATGGCAGTAAAACCAAAGGATATGGAGAATATTCCTAGATCTATAAAGACCGCTTTTGGAAAAGATAAAGAAGAAAGCAAGAATGAAAATGACCCTTCTCAAATGGAAGCTTCAGCATTAGAGCGTCTTCCACAACCAACTGGATACAGAATGTTAATCATTCCGTATTATCCAAGTGAGAAAACAAAAGGCGGTGTGTATGTTCCAGATCAAGTTAGAGATCGTGAAGCATTCGCAACAGTAGCAGCGTATGTTGTAAAACTTGGCCCCGATGCATACCAAGACTCCCAGAAATTCCCAACTGGCTCGTGGTGTTCTGAAAAAGATTGGGTTCTTATAGGAAGATATGCTGGAAATAGGTTTAAAGTGGAAGGACTTGAGGTTCGTATTATAAATGACGATAATATTATAGCCACTATACTTGACCCCAAAGATATTTCGTATGTATAAGATAACAGAGGAGAGTTTTTGTTATGCAGGCAGAAGCCCAAGAAAAAGAAATTGAAGAAGTAACATCCGTAGAAATAGAGGATGATTCAGAAGTTGTTGAAGATGTTTCTGAAGAAGAGCAGCAAGCGTCCTCTGATGAGGATTCTAGCAACGAACAAGAGCTTAGAGATTACGAATCTCCTAATAAAAAACAAGGCTCTAAAAAAGATGCGCAAAGCAGAATACAACATTTAACTGCATTAAGAAAAAAGGCTGAAGAAGAAGCCGCCGCCGCAGTTGAGTATGCGCAGCAAGTTAAAGCTCAAAATGAAGAGTACAAACAACGTCTTTCAACTTTAGACAAAGGGTATATGTCTGAGTATGAAGGAAGAGTTACAACGCAGGAAGCTCAAGCGAAACGTGCATTAGCAGAAGCACATGAAGCAGGCGATTATGAGAAACTAGCAGATGCTCAAGCGGCAATATCACAAATTGCTATTGAAAAAGAGCGTCTTCGCTTACAAAAACAACGTTCTGAACAGCAAGCACAAGAGTACGCTGCTCAAGAAGAACAGGTGCAACAGCAGCCCCGTCAACAAACCCCTCAACCACAGCGTGACCCAAAGCTAGAGTCATGGTTAGGAAAAAATAAGTGGTTTGGTTCTGATAAGGTTATGACAAGTGCTGCAAGGGCGATTCACGAAACGTTAGTTGCGGAAGAAGGGTATAACCCTACAACCGATGAATATTATGCGGAAATTGATCGGCGCATGCGTTCTGAAATGCCTAATAAGTTTGCGAGTAACAAGAAAAACGTCCAATCTGTTACTCCTTCAGGGAACGGTAGTCGTTCACTGGTAAATGGACGGAAAAAGCAAGTGGATCTAAACCCTGGTCAAGTCGCATTGGCTAATAAATTAAAGATACCCTTGGAGAAATACGCCGCTGAAGTGGCGAAATTAGAGAATCGGAGAGACTAATGGCGGATCGTACCCCACGAGAAACACAAACTCGGCAAAGCCAAGAACGTAAAGTTTGGAGGCCAGGAACAGCTTTAGAAGCTCC